GACGTTGTGTGGTGGGGTGGTGGACGCGGAACTCGAAGTTGTGGACGTACTCGTGGCGGCTGTTCTCATCGGCGCCGAGCGGTGACGGGGCGGACTGGAGGGGGTCGCAGCCGATGACCCACACCTCGTCGGGGCCGTCAGGGTCGAGGTGGACGCCGTCGAGGCACGTGAGCGCGCTGTAGATGGCCTCGGCCGCCTGGAACGGGGTCACGGCGTCGTGCACCTCGCCCCGGCACCGGATCTGGATGCGGGGCAGGTCGGTGGGGTTGGTGGTGAGCTGCTGGGCGCCGCCGTACGGGGCCACCGACGTGGCGACGTCGGGCTCGTTGGGCATGTGCCCGACGAAGCAGTTCCCGCCGGCGTCGGCCTCGTTGAACGTCACGAGGCCGAGCGAGTCGAGGTGCCGGGCGACAGCGAGAGCGAGCATCAACCCAACGCCTTCCGGACCCGGTCAGCGATGAACGAACCGACCCGGGAGGCCTGCTCCATGAACGTCAGCTCCAACCACTTCGCCCGCCGGCCCAGGTCGTGCCTCCACGTCGTCTCTTCGTGCTGACGCGCGGCGTAAGGAGTGTCGTAGGAGACGGTGCCCTGCATCGCAGCGTCGTCGAAGTCGGCCGTCCCGGACCCTTCGAGGATGCTCTCCTCGATCGGGACCGTCCGGTTGGATTCCACGAGCAGGTACTCGGTCGCGTCCGAGCCCGCGGCACGGGCGGCGGCCAGCACGCGCAGCTCGACGCCGGCGCTGTCGTCGTTGAAGTCGACTCGGCTCATCCGACCAGCAGTTCAAGCCAGGCGGGGCGGGTGAGGCCCTCGCCGACGATCACGTCGAGGACCTCGTAGGTCCGGGTACCGATCGTCACGCGGGATTCGGTGGGGACCTCGATGGTCGGGCGGATGGTGACCGACCCCGACGAGATCACGTCTGAGCCGGAGTCCCCGGCGTTGATCCTGCGGATGACACGCCGTTTGCCCTCGAACCTGCAGCGCACCTCGACGGGTTCGCCCCAGGTGGGGCCGCGGCCGGTGTTGCCCTGGTAGGGCTCGATGGTGGCCTGCTGGCGGAGCAGCGACGATGGGACCCGCATCAGCCGACCAGTTCTTCGACGTTGAACTCGCCGGGGAGGGTTCGCCAGCGGGCGTTCCCGGAGCGCACGTCGACCGTGACACGGCGGACAGCCCACCGGACGAAACGCAGCAGCACCCGGCGGGGCAATAGCCAGCTCACGGCGCTGACTAGGCGGACCCGCCAGACGCCATGGACCTTTGCTTCGACGATCAGATCCATCGTGGGCGGCACGGGTCAGGTCCCGCTGTCGGTGGCGAAGAACCGGAAGGCGGTGGACTCGATCGCTGAGCCGGCGATCAGCCCGGCCGACGCGAGGAACCGCTGGGCCCGTGGTGCCAGCTCCGGCGGCAGCGACGACACCTGCAGGTGCCCGATCCCGACCTGCCGGTGGTGCAGGCCCTCGATGTCGTGTTCTTCGCCGACGTCGAGCCAGTACTCGACCTGCGCGCAGCACGCCTGCACGAGCGCTGTGGCGATGTCGGGGTCGGTCGGGAGCTGGGTGCCGGTGTCGACAGCGAACGGGGTGCGGATCTTGTCGTCGAGCAGCTCGGAGGCGCGCTCCAAGAGCCGGTCGGCGTCGGGCACGTCGCCCACCGTCGACGGGAGGAAGGCCGTGAGGTCGGCCTCGGTGGCGTAGGCCGTCGTCATGCAGCTGCCCTCCGCTGGCGCCAGCCCCGGCCCTTCTGGCGGTGACACTCTCGACACCCACGCCCACCAGAGGGGTAGACGTAGGTGTTCTCCCGCGTGTACCCGTGGCCGCTCGGGCAGCGCGTCTTGGCAGCGTTGATCGTCGTGGGGTTGACGGCGCTGCGCCGCTGGTTCTCCAGGTGTGTGACCGGCTCGAGATGAGCGGGGTTGACGCAGGCCCGGTGCGGGCACGAGCTGCCGCCGTCGCACTCACCGCGGGCCGCTGCCTCGTTGTGGCACCGATGGTCGACCTGCATCCCCTCCGGGACGGCGCCGACCAGCAGCTCGTAGGCGAACCGATGTGCGCGCACGACCACACCGATGGCGTCCTTCAAACGGCCGTAGCCGTCCTGTTTGGACGCCATCCAGCGCCAGCACTCGTCGTCGCTGCGACGATCAACCTTGGCCCAGAAGCGGGCAACGACCGTCACTCGCCGCCCTTGCGCTGGCGTGCCCGCGTAGGCTTGTCGGCTTGCCCGACGACGCCGTCAGCATCGTCATCGGCGGATGGCTCGACCACGGCGTCTTCACCCTCGACGACCTCACCCGGATCCGCCGAGAGATCGACTCCGGGTACATCGGCCCCGACCGCGCCGCCGCTCTCGCCCGGCTCGACGAGCTCATCGCCGACCGGGCGGGGTGACGGCGCGGGGATCTCCGTGACCTCAGGCCGCAGGGTCCCGTAGTAGGGCAGACCCGACGGCAGCCGCTGCCAGCCGAGCCGTCCCATCAGCGGAACGCCGCGCAGGTGATCGTGGTCACCGAGCTGAAGTTCACGTAGATCTTGTCGGCGTCCGACACCCCAGTCGGCCGGCAGAACGCCCGCCGGTCGAACCCGCCGATCTTCGCCCGGGCACCAGCAGCGACAACGACGACCACATCAGCGAGCGCGAGGCCGGCGAGGGTGCCGCCCGTCTCGATCGTGACGTTGATCGGGGCGCCCGCGCCGTTGATGACCTCGATGTACGAGTCGGGGTCGAGAACATGCCCGTCGACGTTCGCCGCTGCGAACACGGGGGTGAGGCCGTCGGCGTCGATGACCTGGGAGACCAATGCGGTACGGGCCACGGTCAGCCCTCCTTCGTGTCGGGGAGCTTCTGCAGCTCGGCCTTGGTGAGCCCGTCGACCTGGTGGCCCTGCCCGGCCCGGTAGGTACGCCAGAGCTCGATGTCGTCCCGGACCTTCGGCCGGCCCTGCTCACCCGACCCGGCGCCGTCGGGGCGCGCTGCCTTGACGAGGTCGTCGACCGTCTGCTGGCCGTCATCGTCGAGGTCGTCGAGGCGTTCGAGCGAGGCGACGATGGCAGCGGCGACCTTCTCGGGGGTGTCGGCCGCTGGGGCGATGTAGTCGGCGTCAGGGTCGTCGATGACCATGACCTGGTTCTTCTCGATCTGCTGATCGAGGATCTCTCGTTGGGGGGTGCCGTCGGCGGGGACTTCGATGTCGAACTCGGAGCCGCCTTCTCCACGCACCCGGAGAAGTGTCCCGGCCCTCATGCGCGGGGCACCCGGAACACCCAGACGAAGCCGGTCATGGCGGCCTCGAAGTCGATCCACAGTGCGTCCTTCTGCGGGTCGCCGACGGTGCCGGCGCCCTGGGAGAACCGGGCGGACTCGAACGGGCCGTACATGGCGACCTCGTTCTGGGCCTGGGAGCCGGTCATGTCGCCCTGGCCAGCCGACAGGGCCGGAGGGTTGGCGCCCTTGCGGATGGTGGTGATCTTGGCGCCGGCGAAGGTGTTGGTCACCATGACCACTAGCTCTTCGAGCGGGACACCGGACACGATCGCGCCGTTGGCGATCAACCCGGCGATCGCCGTGCCGGCGCCGTGAGGCACCTTGGCCGTGCGGCTCATGGCGATGGGGACAAGGACGTTGCGGGCCATGTCAGGTGCTCCTATCGAGCAGGTTCAGGTCGGCGAGGATCTGGTCGAGCGCGTCGATGGCCTCGGCCTCTGTGCCGAAGTCCGGTGAGACCGGGAACCCGGAGTTCACGGCGACGTTGGCGACGACGTGCCAGACATCGGGGTTGGGTTCGGTGTTCCGGAACACCTCGAAGCTGGTGACCTGGGCGGCGTTCACCCAGCGCGTGGTGCTGCCGGCGGCTTTGATCCACATGGCGGTCAGACCGGCGAGGTGACGGCGTAGGCGATGCTGTCGGGGCGGATCAGCTTCGTGCCATACAGGTGCAGGCCCTTGACCGCGTCGGAGAACGAGTCCTGCGGGCGGTAGGCCTCGGTCTTGTTGATCTGCTCGGCGAAGCTGATCGCGTTGGGGACGCCGACCTGGACAACGGCCTGGCTCGCGGCGGGGTTGGGCGTGTTGTTCGACACGAGGATGTCGAACCCGGCCGCCCGGCCCACCTGGCCGTTCCGCAGGCCCGTCTCGGTGCCCGACTCGTTGACCTTCACGAACCGCGAGTCGAGGAGCAGCCGGCCGTGGAACCACGGGGGGACCACCGCGTAACGGCCCTCAGTGGGGACGTTGGCGTTGTCGAGGAGGATCTTGAGCGGCACGAGGACCAGCTCGTAGGCCTTGATCGCCTCAGCGGCGGTCCCGAGGATGACGATGGGCCCGGCGATCACGTTCGCCGCCTGCGCACCGACGTAGAGCGACGCGACGACCATGTCGGCCAGGTCACGGAGCCCGTACGCGGCCTCGGTCATCGCCTCGGGGATGACGTTCCCGGCGTTCTGGCGCTTGTCGATGTCGTCGACCTCGAACGCGAAGTACTTCGACTGGTCGATGACGAGCGAACGCTGGGCGGTCGACAGCTGCTCGGGGACGATCGTGGTCACGCCCTTGACGTACGTGGCGATCGTCGGGCGGCCCACCGAGTTGATGTGGACGGTGTCGCCCTTCTCGCTGATCTCGCCTTCGTAGTCCCTGTTGACGATCGACGGCTGCGCGTAGACCAGCGACTTCTTGAGCGACGACAGGAGCTTCAGGCTCCAGATCTCTGGGGTGAAGGTGTCGACTGACACGGCTACCTCACGGGTTTGCGGGGATGTGGCCTGCTATCCGTTTTCGGTCCGTCGACCCCCGCTTACCGCCCGTCGGCGCCCGTGATTACCCTCCCGTCGGAGCCACCCAGCCGACCGGTTACTTGATCGTCCCGGCCTTCATCTGGGCCATGATCTCGGCCTCGTGCTTCTCGAACTCGGCCGTCGACAGCTTCGCTAGCTCTGCCCGGGTCCATTGGTGCTTGTCGCCTGACCCGTTGAACTCGCCGCCCGACGCGCCCGGCTTGTCGTTACTGCCCGCGCTGGCCTTGAACTCGGGGCTGTCCTTGAGCTCGGCCTCGATCAGCGCCTTGATGGCGTCACCGTCGGGCTTGCCGTCATCGGACAGCTTCCCGACGTCCAGGTCGACCAGCTTCAGGAACTTCTCGACCCGATCGGGCTTCACCCCAGCGGTCAGCGCAGCGTTCTGCGCCTTCGTCTCGATCTTCGTGGTGAGGACCTCGAGCTTCGCGGCCTCGACGAGCTTGTCCTTGCCCTCTGACTCGGCCTTGGCCCGGTCGGTCTCGGACATGGCCTGCTGGTCGAGCCAGGTCTTGAAGTCCTTCTCGGCCGCGGTCTTGGCCTTGCCGGTGTTCTTGGCGATCAGCCCGTCGATGTGGGCCTGCTGGGCCGGCGTGAACGTGACCTTCCCGGTGTCGGCGGGCGGATCCTTCGGCGGGTCTGCCGGTGGATCAGCGGGCGGGTCCTTGGGTGGGTCAACGGGCGGGTCGGCCATTGAGCCCCATCGTTGAGCCAACGGGGGGCGCGCTCAACGAGCGCCGAGCCGCTCACGCTCTGCCTTGCGCCGTCGCCGGTAGTTCTTGCACTTGCAGCTGACACCGCAGAACCGACAATCACGGTGAACGCGCTCGAATGTTCGGTCGCACTCCTCACATCGGCCGAGCTTCTGAGCACGGAACGAGGCGATCATCGCTGTGAACCGTTCCCGATTCCGCGAGCCCACGTAGGGCAGCATCGCTTCGGCCGCGGCTACGGCGCTGGCAGCGCACGCTACCCATGACCACTGCGGGAGCCAGTGGGCCGGGACGTCGGTCCGCGTGATCGGTCCGTGGACGGAGCCAACGCCGAGGATGGCGGCCACCCTGCGCACCAGTTCCTCGTCGGTCATGTTGACCTTGAGTAGATGGTTCCTGCCGCGGTTGCCGGTGGCACAGAACCCTTCTCCGTCGAACAGTCCCGCCACCCAAGCGATCTCGCTGACGTTCACCATATGGGGTTGATTCTACCTGGCTCCGGCGACGGACTCCCGCTCCGGCCGCCGCTTGAGGTCGTTCGCAGCGACGTGCTGACGGAGCCGGCCCTGCCACTGCCTCACGTGCGCTCTCGCACGCCGGCTTGCCTGATCGTCGAGCGCCACTGCGGCCCGGCGCTTCCACTGGCGCACGCCACGCTCGAGCCTGCGCTGTTCCTGCCGCGCTGCGTCACCAGCGGGGTCGGCGGTGTTCGTCATCGGGCGGGTGAGTCCCTCGATGAACGCTGAGAGCCCATGCCGGCAGTTGGCGTGCAACAGCCCCGCCGAGATCGCCGCGGCGACCGACGGCCGGTCAGGGTCCCCA